TCATGCCTTCAAAACGGAAATCTTATCGCAGTTTTGCGTGAGTTTTGCGTGAAGCGCCGGGCCAGCCATCTTTGTCAGGTCCGAAACTACATCCTCAATCCCCTGCTTAATGGTGCCCAGATAGTCGGGATCGAAGATCGCATAGGCGCTGCTGGTCTTGCCCAGCACACGGTGGCCAAGGGCCATTTCAAGCTCCATCAGATTGACGCGACGATTTGCTAGGATGGTGGCCATCGAGTGGCGCAACAGCTTCGGCCCCCACCCGGCCGGGATGCCGAGGTGCTGGCGCGCGCCGGTCCACGCGCTCCGAATCGCATCCACGCCGATCTGGCGCATTACGTCGATCTGCTGCTGATGGTCATATTCGACCACCTCGCGGCAAACGAACCAATCATCGGTCGCCTTGAACCACGAATCGAGCAGGCCGACCACCGGCAGAACCGGGCGAACCTTCTTGGTCTGGATGCGGCCGGACGGGTTCAGATTGATCAGCCCGGCGTTGCGCATCCATTGCTCACGATCAGGGTTAACGCTCAGGTCGAAAATCGCATCAGGCCGGGCCAAGGTGCAGATGCTGGCGATCAGATAGCGGCGCAGCGGCAACAGCCGGTCACTATGCCCGCTGTAATTCCCCGCACCGTTCAAGCTGTAATCGAGCAATTCGCCTATGGCCTCGATGGATAGCCGGTAGGTCCGCTTGGCCGTCACCTGATCGCGCGTCTTGTGCTGGATGGGCGGGACATATCTGGTCCGGCGCTCTTTATACGCATGGTTAAGGGCGGCCTTGATCTGGATAACCGATTCTTCGACCGTCGCGGCGCTGCGAGGACGCGATTTGCCGTCGATCCAATTTCCCTTGGCATCCTTTTTTCGCGCCACAATCGGGACGGTGACGCCCCATGCGCGAAAGCGCTCCACCATGCGGTCTGTGATGGCATCCGGCATGAATGGATCCGGGAGGCGCCCCGCATCATCCTCGGCTTGCAGGAAGCGCTGGAACAGCTTGAGACGGGCCTTGATGGCATCGGCGCTGGTCTGCATCTGGCCATGCTCGATCCAGTAATCGGTCATCGCATCCTGGACGGTATAGGCCATCTGGTCTGCCGCCGTGGGGTTGTGAGACGCCAGATAATGCTCATCAAGGCGTTCGCACGCTATCCGAACATCCTCTGTGCGCGTGCTTTTGCGCTGCTGCCGCTTGGCGAGGGCATCATACCACCAGATATACCAGCGATTGCTGGTGGGCTTGCCATCTGTGCCTCGGACGAGATCAAGCCAGAACTCGCCGCGTTGATAGATGCCACCCTTAATTGTCGGCACAGGGCCTGCTCCTTCAATGCTTTCGCCTTCGAATCGGCGACTTGTTCAATCATGCCGAGGCTGGCCAGCAATTCGAGATCACCGGCTTCAAGCCTGATGCCCCTGCCGACAACCAGCGCACGCGAGAGTTTGCGGTCCAGTTTCACAAGGGCTTCGCATGGGGACAGGACGCTCAAGCCGCCCTCCCCATCTGCAAAACCTCAATCTCTGCGCGCAGGCGCTTGATGATCCGCCGCTCATGCCCGTCGCGGGTCAGGATCGGTTCTTCGCCCAGCGCCAGCACGCGGCGCTCAATGTTCTTCATGCCCAACCGGCAAACCATGATGCTCTTTTCATGGCCCCGAAAGCGGGCGTCGCTGTGGGTTCCGGCGATCTTGGCCGCCTCCACCTCGCTCACAAGCCGGTCGAACTCGGCGTAGAAAAGGCCGTGCCACTGGTGCAGGAGGTCGATGCTGGTGCAGCCCGCGATGACGGTGGGGGTGATTGTGTAGGGCTTCATGCCGCCTCCTGTTGCTCTTTGGTTAGATCCTCGACCATCTGAATGCGCTGGCCGATCCAGGCCATGACCGGCACGGCCATGCTGTTGCCCAGCGCCTTGTAGCGGGGGCCATCGGCTGCGGGCTTGCCGCGATATGGGACATGAGTGTATCCATCCCGGAAGCCAAAGCAGCGCTCAACCTCAACTGGGGTCATGTGCCTGGGGGTCTGGCCCTCAACAATGTATGTTTCTCGGTCATCGAGAGAGCCCGGCCCGCGCCGCGTGATACAAACCGACACGACCTCCTTCGATCTCTTTGCAGAACGCCTTGCAAAGCTCTCTCGCTCAAAGAGTACCGCGATGGGGGCCCCGGCGTTTCCAAGATATCCAACAAGGATGAGGCGCGGGCGTTGCTGGGGGACACCGAAGTGCTGAGCGTCCAGGATTCGATAGGCCCACCCATACCCGAGTTCTGCCAACGCCCCGACGATGGAGCCAAATGCCCGCCCTCTGTCAGTTGACAAGGCGCCGGGGACGTTCTCCCAAACCAGCCAGCGGGGCCGTTTTCGATCAGCCAGGCGGCAATATTCGAGCGCAAGGATGCCGCGGCTATCATCCAGTCCCTTTCGCAGTCCACCGATGCTGAACGATTGGCAGGGGGTTCCGCCAACAAGAAGGTCAATTGGCCCATAGTCATCGGCTCCGATGGTGGTGAAATCCCCATGGCAAGGCACATCGGGGTAATGGTGGGCGAGGACGGCGCGCGGGAACGGCTCGATTTCAGAATAGAAGGCGGCGCGCCATCCCAGCGGATGCCAGGCGACAGATGCGGCCTCGATGCCGCTGCATACGCTGCCATAGGTCAGCGTTGCGCCAGTCGTTGTGGGGGGCATAATCTCTACCGGGCGGCTTGTTGGGCCTGCCCGGCTCCCTTGGGGTGGTGGGTTAGGTGGCCTACGTCTCGAACGGGCTCACTTGAGCAACGCGGCGCGCTTGGTTGCGACAGCATCCGTCAGCCTGCCCCAAACATCGTCGGGCAGCGCTTCTTTGTTGCGATCCATGTCGGCTTCGACCGCGCGCAGATCGGCGGGTTTCGTGGCGGCCTCGATGCGCTCGAATGTGGTTTCCAGCCAACCGGCATAGGCGGGGGCCTCGTCGCCTCCGTCATGCTGGTCGCCGTGTTGGTCATCGGCGCGGCCTTCGGCGGCGGCGGAATTGTCCTCGGTCAGCGCTTGGTCATTGGCGGGCCGGATCTCGACAACCTCGCCTTTGGCCTGCTCGATCAGCATGGCGCCGGTCAGGGGCTGGCCATCCACGGCTTGCGCGTTTGCAGCGCTGGCGTAGTCGCGCGCCTCTTCGGCAATGTGAAGCCCCTTGAGGACATCAGAGAAGCCATCACGCATCGCCCAAGCTCGTGCGCGCATTTGGCGCATACGGGCAGGATATTGCGTCCACGGCCCCGCTTTGCTGGCAAGGCCCGCCTTCTTGGCATCGTCCATGCTGAATGAGCGGACAATGGGCGTTGAGCGGCCGATGCGGTTGAGGCGGCAAGTTGCGGTGCTGCCATCGTCGGTTTCTTCCATGTCCTCCAAAAGCCCTGACGCCTGCACCAGAGCCAAGGCACCATCCCCCCACAGCGAGGGATTGTTGCCGATGACGGCAATGGATTGGAGTGCAGCAAACGGCGTGAGGCCAACCTCTGCACCGGCCATGATGCCGACCATGATTTTGTTCTGGTCACTTCCGTAAGCCTTGGGCGTCATGCCGGACGCGGCCAGAGCGCCAGACAGGCGCCATGCCTCTTCCATGGTCTGCGGGACAAAGGCGGCGAGTTTACCGCCGGTGGCCACGGCAACCTTTGCAGGCGCCTTGGGTTGTTCATTCGTGGTGACAAGCTGGGTTGCCATTGGACTCTCCTTCAAGCTGCGGCGGCAAAGGCCATTTCTTCGGGGTTCAGATCGTCGATCCGCATCCGCGCCCAGATCGGCAGGCCGACCTGCTTGGGATCGTCGGCGTAACCGGGCCACTTCCCGCTTTGCAGGCAGCGGTCGAACAGGTTGATTGCGCGGCGGTTCAGCACGCGCCCGCGCTCAATATCCTCGCCGGGAAGCTCGTAGAGAGCCACGCAATGCGGTGCATCGCGTTCGATCACCACATGCACCCAATGGGTCGGATAGTGGCCGTAGATCGCCTTGATGCCGTCCATGTAAAACGCGGCGCTCTGATGATAGCCGAAGTTTTCGATGGCCCGTTCAAACCCCTTGGGGCTGGCATGGCTTTCGGCCACGAATTTGAGATCCGAAACGACCATCACTGCGCGTTTGGTCAAAATGCTGTTGGGGCGAAAATCAGGGCGCGCGCGGAGCCACACGCCGGTCTGAGGATCTTGCCAAACCAGCGTTTCCTCGGTGACGCCATTGGTGAGGGTCGCCACCGCCAGATCGTTCTTGCGGATCGCTGCGGCAACCTGCTTGACCGTTTCGGCTTGGTCGAAAGACAGCACCACCATGCCGCTTTCCTGCGCGGCATCAGCTTCGGCAATTTCCAAGGCAAACTTCTTGCTTGCCGCGCGCGTGAAGCCCTCGGGCAGCACATGGTAAAACTCATTCCAGCGGCCCGGCAGCAGGATCATGTCATGCGCGGCCTTGCCGAAATTGAAGTGCGCCTTCTGCACCTCGACGCGATGCGCGTTCATTGGGCTGGCGTGCCAGAAATGGAAGGGCGATTTGGCCAGCAGCAGTTTGGCCCCGCTGGACGACAGCGATGGGCCGGGCAGTAGGTCAAGGTTGCCGTGATAATCCTCGGCGGGAATGTCGGGATAGGCGCCCGGCGTGGTGATGATGGGCATGGTCAAATCCTCGAAAGGGGGTGCCGGTGGCCTGTGGGTGGCAGAGCCACCGGCGTTCGGGCTGGATCAGGTGCCCGAAATCAGTTGGGGGTGACGAACCAAAGCCCGGCAATCGTGCCAAAGAGCGTCCCGACAATGAGCAGACCGGCGACCATTTCGGCGGGCGTCTGGCTCATGAACTCTGCATAGGCGGCGCGCAGGTTACGCATCGGCCTCGTCCTGCGCCTGACGGGCAAGGAGGGTCATGCGGCCCACTCCCCTTCAAGCTGGGCGCGGCGGGTGGCGGGCATGGCGGCAAGGTGGGCCTGTGCATCAGCCAGCGCGCGGTCAAGCTCGTCCTCGTAGGCGTCGATCTGGGCCAGCAGCGCGGGCTTGGTCAAAGCCCAAAGCTGTTCCTCATATTCGCCGTTGAAAGCGGACCAGCCAACAAGCCCTGCCCCGTCCAGCGCCCACCCGCGATAGGTCGGCGCGTTATAGGCGCTGCCCTCGATGTGGGGCAGCGTGAAAGCGTGGTGATTGCCCATTATGCAACCTCCAGATTGACGATGCGGTTGCGGTGAAAGGCGACCTTCCAGCGGCGCAGGATCGGCGCGATTTCCATCGCATCGACGGCGGCGGCGATCTCCTGCGTGAACTCGCGGAACTCGTCATTGCTGAGCCAACCGGCCAGCGAGGCGGCGCGGATGATGGCGATTTGATTTTCCATTACGCCGCCTCCGCTTCGATGCAGTTGGCGCGCTCGATCAGGTCAAAGCAGCCCTCGGCGCTGTCCTCAAAGCCCTGCAAGAGGCCCCTCGCCTCTTCGGCAAAGGCGGTGTCGTTCAAGCCGTCTGCGATGCGAACGAGGTTTTCAAGGTTCTGGCGGGCGGCGCGCAGGTAGTGATCGAACACCAAGCCGGTGGCGATCATCGGAACCTGTGCGGGAAAATGGGTGTGAGCGTTCATAGGTGAAACCTCCATCGAGGCGGCGAGGTCTGCGCTGGTGGCTCACTCGCTGCTGATGGGAGTTGGATAGTTGGATATATCCAGCTTGTCAAACTTGAATTTGGATAATTCCAACTTTTGGCAAGCTATGGCATCCTTCCCTACGAAAAAGGCCCCGCATGGGGGCCGTGGAGAAGTGGAATGCGAAGGATCATGGAGCCGATCTGGGCGTGGCTGCTGCGGGCTGCGCCAACCTATGCGCTGCAATACGCACTCAATGGGCGCCAGGGCGTGACAGCGCGGTTCCTGTTGCCGGGAGAAGTGCTTGACCTGAAAGCCGAGGGTGCGCGCTGGGTGACGGTAAATGAGGATTAACAGTGGTATCGATCAGCTATAAAGGCGTTGAAATATCGCCCCGGCGATCCAGCCGATAGGAGGCCTTGCCAGATTTCCGGCGGCACCCCGCAATAATCATAGCTGTGTCCCTGAGGAAACCAGATCGTGAGCCGACCTGTTGCATCATCGTACTCAGCGCGTTTGATTGCTGATGAATTGAAATATGGCATTCATGCCCCCTCAATCTGACCAATTCTCGGTTAACATAGCACACTTGAGCATAGAAAACCCCGTCGAGCGGGAGCTGGACGGGGTGGAGCGAACTTGCGCGGCATTGACGCCCATGCGATTATCAGGTCAGGAGCTGCCCGCCGTGTTCATCAAACTCATCCTTAGCGGATTACGCGACCCATTGGTGGTGATAGCCACCATCATTATCGCTGTGTGTACTGTGGCCTGCACATTACGATGGCCGATCCAGACAATAATTATTGCCTCAATTATCACCACAGTCAGCGCGGCAATTGTAACTTCTGGGACAAAGAACTAAAAGCTTGGCGAAATTACCTTGTCGATTTTATAGGTCCCTTGAACAGGAACCCAAATTTGCCCTTCAAGACGTTCTCTATATGAAACGTGGACTTGCATCACCACGCCTTCTTGGATGGCAATGGGAAGAGTACCATTTCTTATCCCTGCGATAAAAGCCTCATCCGCCATCTTTGCGCGAAATGGGAGACCATCCCTCATAAATCCCCACATCAGAGGCTTTGCAATGGCGACCGGATGCGTGACCACCACGCTCCAGTTCCCACCGCCATCCCTCTCTTGCACAGGGGCATCCTGCGGCTGCCACATCCCACTTCGTTCTGCAAATTCCGCGCGATCAACCTTTAGGATAGGCGGGCCATCCCGGCTCTCTCGCACCACGACGTTTTGGATAGATTTTTCCGACTGAACAATTCTGTAAAAGGATTCCACTCTTTCTTTTACGGCTGGAGAGGACGCTATGACCTTTTTTAACTCCGCCAAAACAGGATCTTCTGGCTTCAATGCCTCTGTGACAAGACCTGCAACAACTGCGCCCGGTATCACGAGTAGGTTAAGCGCGATCAACTTCTTTATTCGTGGATATTCATCAAGTTTAGCAGACGCCTTCCCCAGAACATCCTGTTCTATAAATTTCAAAATCGTTGAGAAACGTAGGCAGGCGGCCTCCGCACTAACTAAATCAACTGCTACGCTGGAGCTTGGATCTATGGCCTTGGCGGCTGCATTTAGAGCCTCAACCCACTCGATAAGCGCTTGAGCTGCAATCTTTGCGTCAACATTCGCTCCGTCAACCAAGCCGAATTCTAAAATAGCAGGTGCTGATTGCATGGCCCCTCACAACATGATTGAAATCGGAAAATAGGCAACGAATCGCCCCAGTTAGCGCCAGCATACCAACCGTATAAATACTCGCCACTCCTGTTAGTATTGATAAACCTCCCGCCTCGGTTACCTTAACTTTTCCACTGCGCCCAAATCAACTCCCGCCGCCTCCAGTACCGTCCTCACCCCCTCACCGATGCGGCCCGCAAGTCCGATAGGTGCTGCGATGCCCTCCCCTATGGCTCGAACCACCGAACGATCCAGATAATGGCCAACGCGCCTGACATTGCAGCGTTAGCTAACGAAGTAACACCGCCCCCGCGAAGCGGTAATCAACCGAAAAATATCACTCCAGTAATGCGCGTGAGATCTACAAGGCAGCCAAAGGCTTCCTTCCGCCGACAGCGCGATACAGCTGATATTCGCTGGCGATTTCCTCACGACACCTTTCAATATATTCGCCAGCCCGATACAAAGTTTGTTCATTCACATATCCAACACTACGCCCAATTCGTCGCTCACGCTCAACCGTCATTTTAGCGCGATAAATTTGATCCCTAAGGTGATAGATACGATCAATATGAGTTTGGGGGAGGCTCTGAATTCGCTTCTGTTCGACCGCTTCACGCTCAGCAACTCGCTTCCGGAGAACAAGTTCATCAAAAATATCATGAACTTTTTTTTCAATTCCTTTGGATTCTTCAAGCTGAGTCTCGTGCTTAGCGATATCAATAGCATGCTTCTTTTCTTCCGAAGAAGCACATGCATATGCTATTTTTCTTATATCAACGTACAAGCAATAATCTTGCATATACGTTTTCCGGCCAAGACGATCTGTATTATACACAAACCACTCCAGCGGCGGATCATCCATTGGCGGAGTGCGCTTTGCATCAAGCCCCCAAGGAACAAAGCTCCCTGCAGTAACTTGTGAGTTAATATTTAAAATTACAAAGAACATTATTGTATATTTTTTAATTTTACCGCTTTTCATCGCCAAAACTTCCTTAGCATATAATGCCGTCAATCAATATTTTTCAAAAACTAGTAAATCTATTTTTCAACACTGACGATACAACATCATAATGCGTGAAAGACGGTGGGATCTCCCAGAGCTCCAACTCGAAGGAATTGAATATGTCACGGCATAGAGAGCTAAAAAAACAACTCTCCCAATCGAAAATAGTGTAATTAACCCAAGCGTATAATTAAAAATTTGGCGTTCTGATTTCCGACAAAATGCCTCAAATGACGCATTTTTACAGAACCACACCGGAGAAATAATTGCTGCAGCAATGTAAAATAGGCCGTACCTGCCGTGCCGAATGCATAGAATGCGAGTTGCGTGAAAGTCATCTTCCACTCCTCACATCCTGCGCCCTATCCAAATGACCCGGCCTATGATGTGCATCTCACCGTCATGCGCCTCCAACGGGCGCACAACCGGATTATCGGGCATCAATTGAATGCCGCCGCCTGGCATCTGACGAAGCCTACGGATCATCCCCAAATCGCCGTAACTGACAGCCCAGACCACATCCTGCTCATCAAGGCGTTGGCGCGAGGTATCCACCAAAACAAAATCGCCATCACGGATGGTCGGCTCCATACTGTCGCCGCGCCCGCGAACAATCTTTAGGCCAGCAATTGGCCCTCGATAAATCTCCCGCAGCCAGTCCATCCTAAAAGGAATAATCCCCAGGCGTTCAGGCAATCGGTTCGCGTCTAGAAAGGTTGCCCCCATCCCTAACGCAAGGTCGATTTCCTCAATCAGCGCCCAGCCCTGCTCCTCGGCAATCGTCTCAATTGAGATCGGCCGGACATTTTCAACCAATGTTGGCTGCACACCGCCTGCCACAGAATAGAGCTCATCTTCGGTTCGCCCAATCTGTGCCAACAATTTGCGCAGACTGTCAGACCGCACCGCGCCATTTCCAACTTTAAGATTGCTAAAAAAGCCTCGATTAACTCCGGCCTGAAGCGCCCAATTGGTTGGCGACAGGCTTTCAGGCTTTAATTTCATGAGCGCTTCGTAAAGCGCCATGCCGCGAAGATCTTTGGTGTCGGACATTCCCAACCGTACCAGTTGGGCCGGATTTGCCGATAGATTGAAGTTTCCTACTTGCATGGCTGGAAATATCCAACTACGTTGGAAGTTATGACCACGAAGCTGGCGAGCGACGCAGACATCCTTCGAAAGGTTGAGGATTTTTGCTGCCTAATGGGGATGGGCGTAACCACATTTGGGCGCAAGGCTATCGGAGATCCCAATCTGATTCCGAATATGCGCAACGGCCGATCGCTCACGCTGCGCAACGCCGCACGTGTGCTCAATTTCATCGCCGCGTATCGGCCGCCCCATCCCTTGCCTCGATCCACCGAAAAGGCGGCATGACCGGCTATGCCGCGTTTAGCAGGCGCGCGCGTAAAAACTGCTCCGAGCCCGTCTCGGGTCGCTGGGGTGGGCAGAGCGTCAACGCCGCCCACCCCAATTCGCTCATTGCTGCGAATGCTCAATCTTCTTTCCATCATGCAGCAATAGCTAGCAAATTCAGGACTCAAGATCATGGCGCACGATAACGACATCTCGTGCCAGATGCGCCAGCGTCAGGTGCATCTGCGCATGGCTCTGGATCGCCGGGGAATAGCCCTCAAGGCCGTCAGCGCGGCCAGCGGTATCTCTTACAGCACGTTGCTCAGCTACTTCCCCTTGGGCCGCGATGCGATCCCTGCGGTGATGCCTTTGACGGCGCTGGTGCAACTGTTCGGCGTGATCCCTGACGAACTTCTCTCGATCCTGACCGAGCCTGAGGGCCGGTGCTTCGCCGCCTTCGCCAATGATGACGATGGCCTGAAAGAACTGATGGACGCCCGCGAGAAGCTCGATGCCGCCATCACCAAGCGTCAAGGAGGCCGCTGATGCAAATCGATGGCCTCACCCCCTCCGAACCCACGCTGGAAAGCATCGAGGAGATTATCTCCTGCGCTGAGCGCCGGGTGAAGCGCGCGGGCCTGCGCCTTGAGCGGGCACAGGAAGAACTTGGCGGCGCTGCTGCCGCACTGGTGCGGGCGCGTGAGGACAAGGCGGCTTGGCTGCTGGCCAATCCTCAGGACCAATTGGAAATGTTTGAGTGATCTCCCTCCCCTTTCCACCCTCCAGCCTGTCGAGCCATGCCAAGGGGCATTGGCGCGGGAAGGCGGCTGTTACGGCCAAGTGGCGCGCGTGGGCCAAGGCTGCTGCTCTGGCGGCCAAGGCGCAGGCGCCCGATGCCGGTGACATTGCCGTGCGCGTCCGGTTTATCCCGCCGGATCGTCGCGGCGACCGGGTGAACTTTCCCAACCGGATGAAGCCGATCTTCGATGGCCTCGCGGATGCGTTGAAGGTCAACGATAGCCGGTTTCTGCCCAGCTTCGAATTTGCGGCCCCTGAAAAGCCCGGCCGGATCGAGATTGAGATTTTGCCGTGAGCGATCTCCTTGCCCGCCTGATTGCCGCTGGCACGCCTGCGGATCTCGTTGCCGAAGTGGCGATGGAGATCGCACGCGCCGATGTTGTGCGGCGCCAGGAGGCAGAAGATGCGGCGCGCAAGGAAAAGAAGCGCGCGGACAATGCCCGCCGCCAGCGGGAGTTCAAGGAGCGGAACCGTCCCCCGGTAACGCAAGGTAACGCCGATAACGCGTTACCCGCGTTAGTTGCCGTTACCTGCGTTACCTCCCCCGCCCTTTCCCCCTCCCCCAATGAAATTAATTCTAACCCCCACCCCCATACCCACCCGGAAACAAACACCGCGCGCACACGAGGCACGAGGCTTCCGGTCGATTGGGTTCCCGAACCGCTGACGGGGGATTTGGCCAAAGCCATCGCCCAATGGCCGCCCGGCGCCCTTGAGCGCGAACTGGCCCGGTTTCGGGATTGGGCAGCATCCACCAGCGGCCCCAACGCCGTGAAGAAAGATTGGCAAGCGGCATGGCGAAACTGGCTCCGCAAAGCTCACGATGAAGGCAGGTATCTGAAACATGGCAACCAAGACCGAAACCAAAACCGTTGGTCAGCATCTGGCCAGCCTTCCGGCACCGCGCTTGGACAAGTCCTGCGGGACAAAGGGGTCTATGCCGACCTTGGCTTTGACGGCTGAGCAGCGCCGCGAATTGTCGGCCATCGCCTCGGCCCCACTGCCCGCGCTGCGCCCTTGCTCTGACCAAGCCTTTGATCGCTGCATGGCGGCCCTCAATGTGCTGCCCTCGCGCCGTGGCGGGGCTGATGAGGCCAAGGTGCTGCTGGAGATCTACCGGCGCCAGCTTGGCCACCTGCCCGGCGCGCAGCTTGTGTGGGTGGTCGATACGGCGCTGGTTCGCCTCAGGTGGTTTCCCACCATTGCCGAGCTTCTGGAGATCGCGGCGGAATGGCGGCGGGATGATGAACACGCCCGCGCGCAGGCCCGCGCCGAAGCCACGCTGCGCCATGATCGGCAGGCCCGGTATGATGGGGCCATGGCCGCACTTAGCCGCGGCGAAATGGATCAGGGGGCGATTGATGCTCTCCCGCTGTTGTGGGCGCAGGCTGCGGCGCGTCTGGGCTGGCTGGTGGAGAGCGGGGGATGCTTCGCCCTGCCCCGCCCGGCGGCTCAGCGGATCGACGGGGAGGCGGCATGACCGAAGCGCAGGATCTCTTTGCGCGGCTCGGCTTCGATCAGCGCGGGCGTTTGGCTCCCCAGCCTGCACCTGCCCCGGCCTCCGCGCCTGCCGCCACCCTCTCGGAATATATCTGCGACCTGTTCGTGAAGAAGCTGACCGACGACCAGTTGGGCCAGCGCCGCGCATCGGGCGCCTATCGCACCATCCGGCCCGCATATCTCAAGGGCTATCATCAAGCAGCAAGGGGGAAGTGATGAATATCCATAGCGCCGGGCAAATGGACCTGTTTCCGCATCGGGCCGAACTGAGCCCTGCCGAACAGGTGGTTTACCAGATGATCTATGAGGCGGCCGAGAACGGCCAGCCCTGCCCGGTCAACATCGATTTCGAAGTCGCTGCCGGTTTCAATTCCAGCAGCATGGGTTCCGTCACCGTCGCCCGCCTTGAGGCCAAGGGGCTGATCAAGGTCGAGCGTTTTCAGAAATTCAGGGAGGTTGAAGTGATTGCAACGGGTAAGCGCACGGCGCGGGCGGCGAATATGCACGTGGTGCGTCCGCATGTGGCGCGTGGATATGGGGCTGGTGCGCGCTCTCCGCGTCCGACTGAGCGCAAGCATTACAAGCGGGGGCTGCCGCGTGGCTGAACTGAACGACAAGCAGGCGCGCTTTGTTGATGAATACCTTGTGGACCTCAATGCCACTCAGGCGGCGATCCGGGCGGGGTACAGCGCCAAGACCGCAAAACAGCAGGGCCAGAGACTGTTGACCCATGTTGACGTTCAGGAGGCCATTGTAGGGCGGAAAACGCAAAGGTCGGTAAAGACCGGCATTGATGCCCAATGGGTGCTGATGCGTCTGGCTGGGGACGCAGAGGCGGATCTGGCCGACCTTTACGATGATGCAGGCGCGCTCAAGCCGATCAGCGAATGGCCCGCCACCTTTCGCAAGGGGCTGGTGTCGGGTGTCGAGGTGGAGGAATTGTTTGAGGGACAGGGCGAGAACCGCAAGCATATCGGCCGGGTGCGCAAGATCCGTCTGGCCGACCGCCTCAAGGTGATCGAGCTTATCGGCAAGCATGTCGATGTGCAGGCCTTCAAGGAGCGGATCGACCATGGCCTGAGCGATGACCTTGCCGCCGCGATCATGGCAGGCAATGCGCGGGTGGCGGGCGGCTGATGGCGGAGGTCAGCCCCAAGATGGAATTGGCGCGGCGGATTGGCGAGTTTCGCTATTCGCCCGTCAATCACGCACTGTTCGCCTATCCGTGGGAGACGGAGCGCTTGCCCTCGACCGGGCCGCGCACATGGCAGCGCGAGATGTTCCAGCAGATCGAGGAGCATTTGAGCAGCCCGGCCACGCGGCACACGCCCTGCCGGATCGCGGTGGCATCGGGCCATGGCATCGGGAAGTCGGCCGGCATCTCGATGGTGAACAAGTGGGCGCTCGACACCTGCGTTGATACGCGCGTGGTGGTGACGGCCAACACCGAGGGCCAGCTTCTGACCAAGACCGGGCCGGAACTGACCAAATGGTGCCAGTTGGCGCTGACCTCGGACTGGTTCAAGCCCAGCGCCACCAGCATCGCCTCGCTGATGCGCGGGCATGACAAGGCATGGCGCACCGACCTTGTGACCTGGAGCGAGAACAACACCGAGGCTTTCGCGGGCCTGCATAATCAGGGCAAGCGCATCGTCCTGATTTTCGACGAGGCCTCAGGCATTGCCGCCAAGGTCTGGGAGGTGGCGCTTGGCGCGTTGACCGACGAGGACACTGAAATCCTGTGGCTGGCCTTTGGCAACCCCACCCAGAACACCGGGGCTTTCCGCGAATGCTTTGGCAAGGCGCGCAATCTTTGGAAAACCAAGCAGATTGACAGTCGCACGGTCGAGGGGACGAACAAGGCCTATCTGGATGAACTGGTGCGGACCTATGGCGAGGAAAGCGATATTGCCAAGGTACGTGTGCGCGGGCTGTTCCCCTCGGCCTCCTCGATGCAATTCATCGCGCTGGATGCGGTCGAGGCCGCGCAGAAGCGCCAGCCCTTTGATGCACTGGGGTCTGAGCCGGTTATCTTCGGCGTGGACTGCGCGCGCATGGGCGATGACGAGAGCGTTCTGGCCATTCGTTGCGGGCGTGATGCCGTGTCGCGTCCATGGAAGCGCTGGAGCAAGATGGACAGCATGACGCTGGCGGGCGACATTGCCTTGGAGGCGGACAAATACCATCCCGATATGATCTTCGTTGACGCGGGCAACATCGGCGCGGCCATCGTGGATCGGTTGCGCCAGTTGCGCCCTGATGTGCCGGTGATCGAGGTCTGGTTTGGCGCCGAGGGGCGCGATGCTGAATTGGAGCCGGGCGTGCGCGTCCACACCGCCAACAAGCGCGCCGAAATGTGGACCAAGATGCGCCACTGGCTGCGCGGGGCCTGTATCCCGCCGGAGGATCGCCTGCGTGATGACCTGATCGGGCCGACATATTCGTTTGGCGGGGATGACACCTCGATCATGCTGGAGCGCAAGAAGGACATGAAAAAGCGCGGCCTGCCATCGCCCGATTGGGGTGATGCGCTGGCCTGCACCTTTGCCGAGCCGGTGATGCCGCGCGCGGTGCCGGGCTATCTCAATCCAGACAATTACGAGGGAAGCGGAGGGGATCGATATGCGGAACTCGACTGATGATTATGCGGTTTTCATCCATGGGATGATCGCCCTTGGCCATGATCGGCATTGGCTGCGCCGGAATGAGGTAGCGTTGCGGCAGAGGTTTGCGCGCGATGCGATGCCGTTTCCGCCGGTTGAGGCGCCGGAGCCGAGGGGGCGGGATCGGTATGAGGAGATATGACGGGGGAAGATCTGGCGTTGGGCCGGGAAGCTGCCCCGCTCTATGCCTACACCGCATTCTCCAGCATTGTGCAGCCCTCAATGCCCCTATCGGGCATCGCGCTCTGCTTCCCGAATGTCCGCCGCCGTGAATGGGTCGCCTTCTGCGCGGAGCGTTCCGATAACGTATTGCGGAATCTCCTTACAACGCATCCAGTGTTTTTCGGCTTCAGTGTGCGATCCACCCCAGCACCAGCCTTTTTCTTCGAGAAGAACAAGGGCCCGATGGCTCAGGTTACACCGACTTGGACCGCTCAAGCCGTTATATTTCTGGCCGTCCGCCAAGCCGCGACAAGCGCCCTGCTCACTGTCGGCTCTTTGCAGCAAGGATTGTATTGACCGGGGGAAGGATCGATACTTTTTGATCGGGTAATAGCGGCGCATGTCCGCCATATCTTGCGCGGAGGGAGGCGGAAGATATGCCTGCACGGGCATCAAGGAGCTAGAGAGACGGCGGGACCGCGCCATTACCGATCCGCCCGATTGGACCGTGGCGAATATAGCCAGCACCGATATGGCGGCAAACGCGCGTGATAGTTTTGCCATTACGTCATTCCCAAGGCTGATCTCTGCGATAACCCAGATGAGGGCACATACTCCCCACCCCCGCGATTCAAGCCCCACCGCATAAACGATAGCCAGCCTCCTAACCACAGGAGGCTCCTATCTGTTCCACCCCTGACATTTCGACGCCTGCTGAGCGGCAGGCCACGAAGGTTCCCGATGGCGGCGCGACGAATGCCGGTGTCGATACCTCCAAGCTGCGGCGCGCGGCTCTTGCTGGCCTGATGACCAGCCCGGCCGGGACGCTGAGCGCGCCCACCGTGGCCAAGCCGACCCTCGGATAATGGATCGCGCGGCGGGCCAGAGCCTGCGCCAGAAGCTGGAATTGCAGCTTGGCGGCATGAAATCCATTCGCGCCGACTATGAAGGCGAATGGTCCGATATTGCGCGCTTTGCCCAGCCTGCGCGCTCCCGGTTCCTGACCAATGCGCGCGACCGGGGCGGGCGACGGCGCATCCGCAATAATCGCCTGCTTGATCCCAAGGGCATTGAGGCGTTTCGCACCCTGACCAACGGCATGACTTCGGGCCTGTCGAGCATTTCGCGGCCGTGGTTCATCCTGACCATTGGCGACCCGGAACTGGCCGAACATCCCGATGTAAAGGCGTGGCTGGCCGAGGTCGAAAAGCGGCTGTACGACTTCCTTGCCCTGACCAACTTCTATGGTGCGCTCAAGGCCGGATATGCCGAATTGGGCCTGTTCGGCGTTGAGGCATGTGTGATGGTCGAGGATCGCCAATTCGGCGCGGTCTGCCATGCGATGACCGTGGGCGAATACTGGATCGCCATCAGCGCATCGCTCAAGCCTGACACGCTCTTTCGCTATTGCCCGATGGACGTTCGCCAGGCGGTGCAGACCTTTGGCAATCGCGTGGCGCCATGGGTGATGCAGGCCTATAATGGCTCGAACTATACCCAGACGGTTGAATATTATCAGGCGATCCAGCCCAACCCGGATTACAACCCGGAGAAGCTGGGTTCCAAGCCCTATCGCTCGGTCTATTGGGATCAGGGCGACCAACGCGCCGATGGCATCACGCGCATTTCCGGCTTTGACGAACAGCCCTTTTGGGCGCCGCGCTGGGACGTCATCGGCGGCGATACCTATGGCGTCTCGCCGGGCATGGACGCCCTGCCCGCGCTGCGCGAATTGCAGATGCAGACCAAGCGCCGCAATGAGGCGATTGACGCGATGGTCAAGCCGGAGAAGATCGCGCCGCCTTCGATCCGCCTGACCGGGGAGCCGGGGCGCACCGTGCGCGGAACCGGCATTACCGCCGATCAGATCATCATCCCCTATCAGATCCCCTATCAGGCGGTTGCGGCCATCGGCGGCGAGATCGACAAGATCTATGCCCAGATCGACGCCCTCTCCTATGCCGAACTGTTCAACGCCATCACCAACATGCAGGGCATCCAGCCCCGCAACATGGAGGAGATCGCCTCGCGCAATGAGGAGAAGCTGACCCAGCTTGGCCCGGTGATCGAGCGCGTTTCGGACGAGAAGCTGCAACCGGCCATTGATCGGGCCTTTGGCATCATGGATCGCGGCGGGATGCTGCCGCCGGTTCCCGCCGTTCTGGCGCAGCAGGCGGGTATGCCGATCAAGGTCGAGTTTATCTCGATCCTCCACCAGATGCAGCGCATGATCGGCATTGGCCAGATTGAGCGCGTGGTGGGCTTCATCGGCAATCTGGCGGGGGCCGATCCCAGCGCGCTCGACAAGCTCGATACGGACGCCACGATTGACGAATATGCCTATCGCGTGGGCGCTCCGGTCAAGATGCTGCGTTCGGACGAAGATGCCGGGCAGATCCGCCAGCAGCGCGCGGCCCAGCAGCGGCAAGCCCAAATGGCGGAGATGGCGCCAGCAGCGCAGCAGGGCGCACAGGCGGCCCGCCTGCTCTCCGAAACCGATGCGGGCGGCCAGTCGATGCTTGACCGGCTGATTGCCCAATGAGCGGCTTTGACAGCGAGGATGCCGAATATCTCCTGAACCGGCCGGAGTTTCTGCGCTTCCTGTTCACCGCGATTCAAGGCGCGGGCATCCTCGGCCAATACGCTTCTGCAAATGGGCAAATGGGGCGCGATCTCGGCCATTTCGAGGGGCGCCGGAGCCTGGGGTTTGAATTGCTCATGCTTGCCGATGCCGGTCAGCCTGAGCCGCTGCGTTCGCCCGAAGCGCTGGCGACGCTCGATCTGATCCTGCGCGAAGCCCTGAACCCCAAGCCTAAACCCAAGGACAAGAAACGTGACCACCGAAAGCCAGACCCCAGCCTCGACCGATACGCCGCCCTCGGCGGGGACGACTGACGCGCCCGCCGCCGCGCCGGAAGTTGCGCCCGCTGAGTCCGCGCCCGCTGCTGATGAAGGCGGCGATCTTGATACCGTGCTGGGGGGCAAGGCCCCGGAAGCGCCGGTTGAAGGCGAAGGCAACGAGCCGGTAGCGCCCGAAGGCGAGGAAGCCCCGCCCACCGGTGCGCCCGAAGCCTATGAACTGGCGCTGGAAGGCGTGGCGCTCGATGCCGATCTGGTGGCCGCCGCAGAGCCGATCTTTCGGGAACTGGACCTGACCAACGATCAGGCCAACGCCCTGTTGCCGCTGGCGCCGCAGATCATGGAAAAGGCGCAATCCTCGGTGGTGCAGCACCTGATCGAGCAAGGCGCAGCCCAGCGCAAGGGCTGGCACGATGCCTTCAAGGCTGATCCCGACATTGGCGGGGCCAAGATGGAGGAAAGCGCCCATCTGGCCGCCAAGGGGCTGGATGCGCTGGGCTTCAAGGCCACCGGCTTTGGCGAGGATGGCAAGGCCCCTCACCCGTTCCGCGCCGCGCTCAATGAAACCGGGTTTGGCAACCATCCCGACATGATCCGCGCCTTTCGCGCCCTTGGCGAGATGCTGGGCGAGGATGGCCTGTTTCCCCGCGAAGGCGCCGCGCCGCGCGAAAACACCTCAATCGACAAGATCCTCTATCCGAACGAAGGAGCCTAAGCCATGGCGATCATGGGAACCACCTTTCTGAGTTTGCTCGATGTGCTGAAGGCCAAAGACCTTCTGGCCGAAGCGAGCATTGTTGAGGCCCTGCACCAGTATTCGCCCTTCCTGAAGGACGCGAATGTTCTGACCTGCAACAAGGGCACGCGGCACGACATTTCCATTCGCACCGGCCTGCCGCAGGTGTCTTGGGGCGCGCTCTATCAGGGCATCACCCAAAGCAAGGGCGGCTATCAGACCGTTGAGGAAACGACCGGCTTTGTCGAGGGCCTGTCGGGCATCGACACGCGCCTGCTCAAGCTCAAGCCCGAACAGGCGGGCAAGCTGCGCCTGATGGAGGCGCAAGGCTATATCGAGGCCATTGCGCAGACGCTGGAATCGGCCATCTTCTATTCGGACGTTCGCACCGCGCCCAAGCAGTTCCACGGCCTCGCCCCGCGTTACAACACGCTGGCGAACCCCAACGTGATCGACGCGGGCGGCACCGGATCGGACAATATGTCGATCTGGATGGTGACCCATGGCGATATGCAGACCTCGATGCTGCTGCCGGAAAACATTCCGGGCGGTTTGCAGCGTGAGGACAAGGGCGAACAGCGCGTCCTCGATGCCGATGGCAAGCCGTTCTATGTCAAGGAAGAGTCCTTTACCCAGCACGCGGGCCTTGGCGTCAAGGATTGGCGCTATAACGTCCGCATCGCCAATCTCGATGTTTCGGACCTGATCGCAGGCACGGTCAGCCTCAATGCCCTCCTGCGCAAAGCCTATCACAAGTGCCAACGCATCCATGCCTATAAGATGGACAAGCCCGGTGTCGCATCGCCGGGGCGCACCGCCATCTATATGAACCGCACCGCCTATGAGGCGCTGGATGCGGAAAGCACCAATTCGCGCGCGGTCGATAACTTCATCCGCCTCACGCCGATGGAGATCCAGGGCGAAGTGGTGGATTCGTGGCGCGGTATGCCGATCCGCTGCACCGATGCGCTCAACAACGCCGAAACCCGCGTGCAGTAAGGAACAACCGCGATGCTCTATTCCAAGATCGAAATGTTCAGCGACAATCAGGCCGTTACGGCCGATGCCGCCTCGACCAACATTTATGACCTCGGCGCCACCGGCACGCCCTTCGGCGGCTCGGCGCTGAGCCGCGACATTGGCGGGGGTTGCAAGGTTCCCATCTCGGTTCTGGTGACCGAAACCTTCAACAACCTGACCTCGATGAACGTCAAGGTGGACCGTTCGGCCGATGGCGTCACCTGGACCACGGTTTACCAGTCGGGCGAAGTGCCGGTGGCTCAGTTGGTGGCGGGCTATCAGTTCAAGTGCCCGGCCGAACTCGGCCTTGGCGTCAACGCGCGCTATGTGCGCCTCTATTACGACATCACCGGCACGGCGCCCACCACCGGCAAGATCACGGCGGGCATTGTGGCCTCGCGCCAGACCAACAGCGCCATGGGTGTGGCAATCTAAGGAGGCATGACGATGGCAACTTATCGCGCCAATGGCAGCACGGTCTATCTTTGTGGTGAAGGGCGGATGGTGGCCGATGGCGGCCTGTTCACCACCTCGGCCATTCCCGGCAAATTCTGGGAGCCGCAGGATGCGGAGGCGCTGGCTGCATGTCAGGCCCGCTTTCCTGATAAATATCCCTCGGATCAAACGGAAAGCGATTCCGATGATGCCGATGCTTCGGCTGACACCGTGAAGGCTGGCCGCAAGGCATCCTGATTTTGGGGAGGGGCTGGGAGCAATCCCGGCCCCGATTTTCTATGGCAGAATTGAATTTTGGGCGCGCACCGATGCGGCGCAGTCAGGCCCCTACCGATGTTGGCTTGACCGATTACCAGACCGAGCAGGCCCGCGATGCCATCGGCGGCGACAAGGTGAGCAAGGTCGATCCATCCGCATGGGCGGCCCCCACCGGGACAATCGCACGAACAACTTTTGCCGCCTATGCCGCCCCGGCCATCAGCGATCCGCCGACAAAGGCCGAGGTGCAGGCCGTGGCGAATGCCTTGCAGGCCCATTCGCAAAGGCTGGCGGCGCTGGTGACGGACCTGATCGCGGCAGGCGTGATCTAGGCGGGGCAAATCAATGCCGAGCTAAATGATCGGCAGCTTTGGGGATTGCAGGTGCGGCCGCTCGATGGCGGGAAAGTTAGGGGGAGCGGACAAAGCGTGGCTCAATCCAGTCGGTCATTCTTTCGGCGGAAATATGAAACGGTGTCATTTGTGGAGCGAATAACACGCCGGAATCCCCGCCAAACGAACGCATAAAAGAACCAAGGAGCAGCCACAATCATGCCGAACGCAAGCATGGCATCGGCGGAATCTGCACTTGTACCAAATCCGAGAGCTGCACCAAATGGCAGAAAAGGAAGCACGATTAGCATTAAGCTCCATGGATGAGCGTGATTGAGATCATTATCGATCCAACGCCATAATTTTCCGAAGTTCATGCTGCATCCCTTTACCGTGATGCCTTGATTATCATTCCAACGAACGACCGCAACGGTGTCGTGTCCTGAACGGCGCTTATCGTCGAGATATGGTGGAAAGCTACCCTTCCGGCTTTCATGAACAACGGGCGGCTATGGCCCCTCTCGCGCAACGTTCGCTACAGCAGGAAAGGCGTGGATTCCCGCTATTCCCGTTATGACCAGTTTATTGTCGGCTCTGGAATGACAATAATTTTCGTAACGCAAGGATCAACCTTGAATAATTGAAACAATAAGGCATCCATTTCTTGCATTTATTTGCATTACCATTCGGCCAATCCCGCCCTCTGTAAATCCATATATCTCCCAAACATCCCGAGAAATCATCTTGGCTTGTCTCGGTTCAAATATATTTGCTTTTTCCATGCCGTAGATCGAAGCGGCATAAATCTTCGCAATTGCAAGGGCATCTTTGCTTGTTTTGACCGCGCTGCCCTTGCGATCGACTGAGGCCTGCTTTGGGCATTTTTCGCGCGGAAGGGGTGCGGCATTCGATTGACCAAATGCCAATACACTGATGGCGAGTCCAGTCGCGATAGAAAAACGGATCATTGGTAAAACTCCGCTCCTCCAGAAGTCCGGTTCCACATCCTGAGCTTGAATCACAAGAGGCACCGCCGCCCAACCCATTCTCAAACGGATATTCAGCAGGCTAGGATAAACGAACGATGTCAGCAACGGCGTCGTGTCTGGAACAGCCGTTTCGGGCGAGAAATGGTGGAGAGCGGAATAGCAGCTTTCAGCGTATCGGAGGGCGAAACGGACGCTACACGCCCAGCATTTCCACTCGCTCGTCCTCTGTAAGGAGCGCGATAGTCCCTATCGTATGCTGCCCTTTGGCATGAGCGACGACGGCCAGAGCGCCCCTGACGACAAGGTCGTCCTGCGCCTCCGCAAGGTCTCGTAATGCCATAGGGAGGATGGCGGCCCAAGCGTTTTCGTAATCCTGCTTGAGTTCGGAAGGGACAGGTGGATTTCCATCGGCCAAGCGCGCTTCCTCGATTGAAGCTACCAGCGAATAGGCGCTCCAATCAGGCTTCGATTGCTCCTGCATCATCATAACGATTTCGCCAACCGCCGCATATGAGGCCGAATTAACCGTCCCCTGATGGTAGAGCTTATCCCATAGTTCCTGCGTGGCATCCTCGACTTGCCCGGCGCGCCAAAATTCAATCGCGGGCCGAGGGTCATAAGGTTCACCATATGCGCTTAGCCACGGATGGTCGTGCAC